GTGGAATGTTTATACACTTCTTCTTTGCCCGTTACTAATCCGACGCAAATATCAAATAGATCAGAGAAAATTGTTTTATTTGGTACAAGGTCCAATCCAGAAAATGTAATTAGACCATTATTATGCACTAATAACATTTCTAGAGTATTATACATTACGGTTTTTGGTAATACCGGATTTTTGCAATAACGAAACACCAAAACATCAATATTTGCTCCTTCAAATAATTTTTCGTTGTGTGGGTGATAAATATGTGTAAATGTTCCAGTTGCCATCATATCTTTTATTAATGGTGCCGCACTTGTAAGTTTGAAAAAGTCCGACGGGACAATAAAAATCAATTCGCCGTTTGGTTTTAAAAGATGAAAACATTTTTTTGTAAAATCAATATACAAATTGCCGGTTTTTGTTCGCACAAAAGGAGGGTTACCGACAATGGTAGTAAAAGTTTCGTGAATCGGTTCCAAAAGGAAGTCGGCGTATTTTATATCGTGTTTGTTTATATCCGGAATCGGAACAAGCGTTTCGTCTATTTCATACATGCAAAATTGTATTTTTTTTGTGTCTTGTAAAATAGCCGATACAAGATGTCCGTGTCCAATACATGGCTCTAATATAGTTTCTGGATTATTTTGTATAAATTGTTTTACAGTCTCTTGCAATTTGGCATCTGTTGTTGGATATTGACCCAGTTGTTTTTTTTGGTCTATTATTTTATTTGTTTTATTTGATTTATTTGTTTTATTTGATTTATTTGATTTCATATTCTTATTCTATATGAAATAAATTCTATATCGGTTCAATTTTATATAAAATGATTATATAAAATTTGTTTATTTTTTGTTTTTTTGGTTTTATCCTATTATTTGTCCATTTTTATATACATTGCATTTGAATGTCTGTTTGGATGGCATAGTGCATACATCTTTTCCACTGGACATTTCATTGAAAAATAAATATCTGGACGATTGGCCCATATAAAAGAAAATGGGTATCAGGGTTCCCATAAAAGCCCCAAATAGTACGTTAATAAACACATCGGTTCTGCTTTTAATGCAGTTTCTATAAAAAAAGATACCAATACTGACAACGAGATATAATATTAGCAAGCTTAAAACCATGTAATTGATGCTGTTATTGTAAAACATGGGAGTGCATAAATACATAAAGGTGTAAGAAATCACAAAAATACTAATATAGCTATTTCCATAATCACTATACTTTACCATAGTGCAAACAGTATTGTCGTTGTAATAAGGGTCTCGTCCGAGTAACCAAAAAATAAAAATACGCAAACAACATACGCCAATAAGCAGTGCCAAATAAACAGCACCTTTGGCGTCCATAACAGCGGTTGGTATAATAAATACAATAGTCGCTAGAACAACCGGAGCGTAAAATACCAAAAACTCTACAATATTAAATGGATTTGAGAGAACCAATGAACCGGCACTTTGATTTGTTTGTTGTTGATTCATGTACTACTAATATAATATATTATAAACTGATATATTATATTTTTTATAAGATTTTTGTTTTTTACAAATTTTTACAAGTTTTTACACGTTTTTGCAATTATTCAAATATCAATTCAAATACTTCGGAAATTTCACTTACCGGATGAAATTTGATTCCCTTTATTAATTCAGAATCCTTGTATTTTTCCATAAATTTATCAAAATCCTTCTTATTTTCCACCGGAAAAATGAATTCTTTGACACCTGCCTTAATACCTCCATTTATTTTAATATCTAGACCTCCAATCTCAGTAACCTTCCCATCTAATGAAATTTCTCCCGTAATTGCCATATCACATCTAATTTTCCTATTATTTAAAATACTATAAATGACCGTGGTAATCGCCGTTCCGGCGGATGGTCCGTCTTTTGGCACTGCACCCTCCGGGCAATGAATATGAACGCCATATTTGCTTATATTCGGCTGATTATACATTTCATTTATTTGCTCTCTTCTGTCCATACTGGTTAATGTCCAAGCGAGGGTGAGCGCCACGTTCATACTTTCTTTCATTACATCTCCTTGCATGCCAGTTAATTTCAACTCCAAAAATTTATCACTTGGATAAAATTTGGCCTGCACCGGAATAACACCGCCTTTACCTAGCGCATTTGCCCATAGTCCATTAATAATTCCCACAGTATTTTCTTCATGCACCTTCTTGATTTTCACCTCATGCTTGTCTTTAAAATAATTGGTTTTAATATCAGAAATACTAATATCTATAGGAAACGTATAATCGTATTTTTTATTTTTCAAAATATCCAAATTGATTTCGCCAATGATTTCAAATAAAATTTCTCTCAATTTTCTCACACCAGGTTCTGATGTATATTCTTCTATAATGGAGGTTAGAACCTCGGGAGAGAAATGAATCAACCCTTCCATTCCCATTTTTTTGTATATTTCGGGCAGCATGTGTATTTTTGCAATTTCTAGTTTGTCTTCAAGTGATAAGCTGGCAAATTTAACCCGATGTATGCGGTCCAATAAAATTTTATCAATGCATTCTACATCGTTATATGAGAGAATAAATAATGCCTTGGATAAATCCAAATCAATCCCGCTGAAATATTTGTCCTGGAATATATCATTTTGTGTAGGATCTAATAAATGTGTTAAAATGCCGATAATTTCTCTCCCGTGTTCTGTACGACTTATTTTATCTATCTCATCAATAAAAATAATGGGATTCATGCATTTCTTATCAATAAGGATTTGCACAATGCCACCCCAGGTTGATCCAACATATGTATAATTATGACCATGTAGGGTGCTACCATTTGAATCGCCACCCATTTGTATCATCGCAAACGGCCGTCCATTCCCGTCTTCGTCTTTTAAACAATTGGATAATCCGCGTTTTGCGAGTGATGTTTTTCCAGTACCCGGGGGACCTTCAAACCCAAAACAATAGCCATCTTGTTCTCCGTTTATCCATTGTCCAATAATACGTTCAATCTGTTTTTTCGCGTTATTGTGTCCATAAATAGCCTCATCTAACGTCTTTTTAATATTTACGATATAATCGGTGATTTCATCAAATTTTTTACAAATGGGTTCCGAATTGGGAGATTCTATCTTTTTATTGATTGGTTCGGCAGCAGATAATTTTTCTGGTTGATTTTTGTCTTCTACATATATAATTTCACACGCCTTTTCCAACAAATTTTTATTCTGGTCGGCATTAAAATTTAATAATTTCAAAAAAGAATATATACCATTTACAAATTCGTCCTTTTTCATATTAAAAATTTTTATTTTGGTTATTTTTTTTTCATTTAATACAACCAACTCATTTATTTTTTTGGCAATATTTTCTAGTATATTCCGCTTCAAATTTTTAAGAATAGTATGACATTTTTCAATGTTACATTTATTTAATTCGTGCGCCAGTTTTACATTAGTTGATTTTGAATATACAATTTTCATTATTTCAGCACCCGTATAACTGTCCTTTTTTGGTATCAAACTATTTGCATTATAAACTTGAAAATCACTTTTAATTCCGTCCATGACATCCATTATCTTCTCTCGTTTAAAAATTTTAAAAGGAATTTTTAGTAATCCATCCAAGTATTGTCTTGCTTTTGATCCGGAATCGTCTGTCTTTGATTTGATTTCTTTCATTTTCATTATCGCTTTTTCTTTCACTGAATCCGGTGCCTTCATTAGGCAAATTTGTTGCTCCAGCGGAATTTTATTTATATCCACACTAGACAATTCATTTGTATATTGAATCGTTTTTTTCATCGCATCCCGAAAGGAATCTTTGATGGTCCAAGGAAAACTATCAAAAAGTATCGTTTGTTCTACCGTATCTACACTTCCATTGACATCATTTGACAACAAATCATACAACAAATAAGCAATATATTTATTTTCATGTGTATTTGCATTAATAAGTAGCTGCATGAGTGTATTTCGTTTGGTATATAAGTCATTCTGAATAAACTCTTTTAATATATTCGTCAGACTCTTTTGTTTGAGACCTTTAAATTGACTCATTATTCCAAAAAATTTTTGATACAATTCTTGATGACTATGTATCAAAAAGTCTTTTAAAGATAAAGAACGAAAAAACTCTTGAAATATGGGAAGCAACGCTTTATTTGATACAATATCATATGGCAAATAATCAAAAACAGTTTTTGATATATTCGTAATAAAAGAATTGTTATAAAACTGCATAATTACATCATCCATAAATCCATATACCAATAAATTCTTCTTTTGTGAGCTATGATATAAATATACTTTCATTCCATAGACTTTCATATGAAATGACTTTACAGTTGAAAAAATATCAAAACAATCTAGATTTTTCATCTTATCATTAACGCTATCCTCCATTTTAACGGATTTGTTGTTATTTTTGGAAGATTCTTCTTCCACGTGTTTGGATAAAACAACTTTATAACCAGTGGGATGAAAATATTTTTTCATTATTTCATATTTTGAATACTCTTCTGGTGTCATTAAAAGAGATTGATTATTTCCAAAACAGATGGATAACAAATCCTCTAATGAATCTGTACCATATGCTTTAAATAACCCAGATAACTCATTATTAATTGTTTGAAGACTTGAAATTACAGCATCCGGGGTAACCTTTTGAATATTATCTAATAGATTTTGCATTTTTTCACTTATTTGATTTAATAATTGAATGCAGTTATTCACCTCACTTATTCCTAAAATGTCAAGCATTTTATTTTTTTGTACATGAATGATCGTTTTTTGAATTATATCTTGAAAAAATAGTAATTTTTTATCAACTAAATTAATCAAATCATTTTTGTTGTCGGATAGGTTAATGTCTGGAGGTTTTTTGTTATCCTTTTTGTTAATAATTTCGTTCATCGTACCTATTATATATATTATATCTTTAGATATAGATTTTATCTTTTTTAAAAATTTAAAAATTTTAAGAAATATATGTGTAAGAACCATATAAACGTTTCTTCGCATTTTATACCAATACCAAATGGGAATTCCAAGCTATTTTTCTTACATTGTAAAAAATCATATTCAAATTATTCGCAAATATGTCAAAAATTTGCTACCAGTGCATAATTTATATTTGGATTGCAATTCCATCGTTTATGACGTTGTTCGCAATATAGATTTTTCAAATCTTACGGAAACAGCAAATAAAGCCATTATTCAAAATGTCATTTTAAAATTGGAAGAATATATTCGCCTGATTGGTCCCAGTCAAAATGTTCTTATTGCATTTGATGGGGTGGCGCCGGTCGCAAAGCTGGAGCAACAAAGAACACGCCGCTACAAATCGTGGTACCAAGCGGAGGTGTCGCGTTCCATATTCAACAAAGATGGAATTGATGCATGGAATACTACGGCGATTACACCTGGAACGGTGTTCATGCACGAACTAGGCACTGGATTATCTGCGCATTTTCAAAATGGTGCCAGGTTCGGCGCGCAAAAAATAATTGTATCTACGAGTGCAACCCACGGCGAAGGCGAGCACAAGATTTTTGATTATATTCGCCGGAATCCGGCAGAACATGGCGATAAAGTAACCGTTATTTACGGTTTAGACGCAGACCTTATCATGCTTTCTATTAATCATTTGCCGATTAGTCCAAATATATATTTATATCGCGAAACTCCGGAATTTATTAAGACGATTGATAATTCATTGGAGCCGAATGAGTCATATTTAATGGACATTCCACTTTTGGCGGAATGCATTATAAAAAATATGAATAATGACAAGGAGTTATCATCTGAACAAGCGAAGAATCGTGTATATGATTATATTTTCTTGTGTTTCTTTCTAGGGAACGATTTCTTGCCGCATTTTCCTGCAGTAAATATTCGCACCGGCGGTATTGATAAATTATTGAATGCGTACAAGGCTACCATAGGCGGCACGGATGAAAATTTAACGGACGGGAAAACGATTTATTGGAAAAATGTGCGCAAATTTGTGAGTTTTTTGGCGGATAAAGAAGAAGAATGGTTCAAATCAGAAATGAATTTGCGCGACCGGCGCGAAAAGTTCAAGTATCCTGAAGATACTCCCGAACAACAATATGCCAAATTTGACGCCATTCCAAATTATGACCGCGAAGTAGAAAAATATATTAATCCGCATAAACAATTTTGGCAATACCGGTATTATAAGGCATTGTTTAAGACCGATATAAATGAAGCCACCAGCAAAAAACTGGCAACAAATTATTTGGAGGGACTGGAATGGACCATGAAATATTATACTCAAGGATGCGCGGATTGGAGATGGTGTTATAAGTCAAATTATCCGCCGTTAATGTCTGACCTTCTGAAATATATTCCACATTTTGGCGACGAATTTATTCCGAAGCAAATTTCATTTCCGGTATCTCCATTGGTGCAGTTATGCTATGTAATGCCGCGAAATAGTCTTCATTTTTTGCCAGAGGATTTATATAAAGCACTCGTTAAGGAACACGAAGGCTGGTATAAAACAGACTGCGAATTCGTATGGGCTTTTTGTAAATATTTTTGGGAATGTCACATTGATTTGCCGGAATTAGATGTGGGAGAGCTGGAGAAATTTGTTGCGAAACATGCCATTCGTTAGCGCTTCAAACTAACTAGTGTTTAATTTTATTTTCTACGGTTTTATCTAATTTATAATCGTTTAATTGCATATCATCGGCCAAATTGCTGATGACTTGCGATAATATTTCTTTCTCTTTTTTAATCTTCTCTTTTTGAAGCTTCTCTTTTTGAAGCTTCTCTTTTTTAAGGGTCTCTTCCCGATTCTCTTCCAATGTTTGCATAAGTTATTATATCATGTAATTACAAATTTTTAATATATATTTCATTAAAAATTGATTTTTAATATGTTCAAGTGTGTAATCTAAAACGAATAAAAAATGCAAGAAACATTGCATAGCCAATTAGTAGCGAATAAATCATATTATATAGAATTGTTATATCGGGGTAATAATAACGATTTTAGATGTATGAGCAAAAGATTAGGAGTTTTTGATAAATTTGAACATTCAAATTTTGTGGTTGGGTCGTTAATGGCGTGTTTCAAACATTTTAGAAAATTACCCAATAATATATTTAATGGAACCGAAGTAAAATTAAATCCACATAATTGGCGATTTTATGAAGCAAAAAAACAAATAATTCAACAGAATATGGAATCAAGGGTATGCAGCATTCTATTGAAAAGAATAACAGGCGATGAATATTTTATATCAGGGTTCTAGGCGCAGGATTTGTTAAATACTACAAATTTACTAGAGTATTACCATAAATCATAACAAAAGAAGAATGAATTTAGTTGATGTAAATTCTCAGTCACGCAGTTTGCGTTTTCAAAAGTTTTTTCGGCGAATCAAAAATGGACATTTTTTTTGTCCTTTTTTTTCTGGCCAAAAAAACTTTTAAATATTAAATTTGCATGTTTTGAGCAAAAAGGGATTTAGAGCATAATGCTCTTAAAATGGGATTTTGGTTAATAGGGTTGTGACTGATAAGTTTTTTAATATTTTTTCGGGGAAAGTATTTAGAAACATTTTCTTCGTGTATATCAACGAAGAATGACGAATGAAACTAGCCAAAAAGTAGCACAGTATTTTTATTGCGAAGAGTGTGATTATACTACGAGCAAAAAGAGCAACTACGAAAAGCATTTATTAACACGGAAACACTTGGATACGAAAAATACGATGCTACATGCGAAAAAAAGTAGCATAAAAGTAGCAAATAATTTTAACTGCACATGTGGTAAGAAATATTTACATCAGTCTAGCTTATGGAATCATAAACAAAAATGTAATTTTAAACATGACACTCCAGAAATATTACAAGTAACTGACGCATCCAATAATGTAATATCAAGCGAACTTGTGCTTGAACTATTGAAACAGAATAATGAATTCAAAAGTTTAATTGCAGAACAAAATAAACATATACTTGAGTTAATGGAAAAAGGTATCGGAAACACGATAAATACAAATTGTAACAATATAACGAATAAGAATAAGTTTAATTTGAACATCTTTTTAAACGAGCAGTGCAAGGATGCAATGAATATTATGGATTTTGTAAATTCTTTGCAACTGAAATTATCTGACTTGGAAAGAGTGGGAGAACTCGGTTATGTTAAAGGAATTAGTCACATAGTGGTGAATAAACTGAAAGACCTGGATATTTGTAAGCGCCCGATTCACTGCAGTGATTTAAAAAGAGAAACCATGTACGTGAAAGACGAAAATGCCTGGGAAAAAGAAAACGGTAAAAATGAAAAAATAACAAAAATGATTAAACACGTTGCACATAAGAATCAGCGGCAGATAAATGAATGGCGGCAAGAGAATCCAGAGCATAAAAACCCGGAATCTGTTAAATGCGACAAGTATTTGGCAATCGTGAATCAATCCATGGGTGGTTCCACCGAGGACGATGATATAAATAATTATAACAAGATTATTAAGAATATCGCAAAAGAGGTGATTATTGATAAAGAACCTGAATAAAACAAAACAAAACCAAACCAAACAAAATATTATAATAAACTATATTTATTATGATATTTTTATTTTATTTACATAAATGCGTAAAATGACGCGAAGAAACAGCTGGTGTGTAACAATCCGTGCGATACAATATGATTTTCAC